ACCATTTTTGTATGTGTTGTTTTCTAATATAAAAGAGAATGATACTATAGAAGGCAAGATTGGCTTTGATACTGACTCTACAATTTTTGATAGAATACTTGACACACAACCGTCTACAAATTATTTTGTAGATAGAAAATTTGATGCCGACACATTACAAAAATTTTTTAAATCAGTAAGCGAAGGACCTTATGACTTTGTTGAGATGAGCCAACTACCTGCCACAGAAAAGAATGTCAGAAAGTTTTTTACATTAGGTGAAAAATTAATGTTCCCTAAAAATTGGGAAGAATATCCTTATCGTGCAGGTCGTGTAGCTAAATCAGTAAATGACTTGCGTGATAAATTTTTAGCCACAAGAAAGAAGGGCGTGTATGTGGCTGGTAGCGATCATCTCAAAGCAGTACAACAATTTTTAGATCAACCTAACAACTCAGTAGTAACAGAATTATATGAACCAGAAAATAGTTTTCCACTTAACTGGTATCCTAGTTTTGATCCTAGTGAAGCAGTAGCAAGAGCATATGATCGTAACCGTGGGTACATCGATATTAAATTTACTCCAATAGGAATTAGTAGAGGTATGGATGCAGTTGAAGTAGAGTTCAGTCGTAATGACAGTTATGATATGACAGGTGGCGGAGATGCAAATAGAGTATTGGGAACGGTATTACAAGCATTTCGTGAATACTTAAAAGGGTATCAACCCAAAATATTAATCTTTAGTGCCAAAGGTGAAAGTCGTAGTAAAGTTTACCAAAACTTAATTAGGCGTTTTGCTTCTACTGTAGGTTATAAACAGTTTGATATTACTAAATTAAGCCCAAATACTCAGGCAGCTATACGAATGAATGCCGGCGGCGATGTTATGGTTCTTAGAAAAATGGTTAACCAAACTAATTGATTTAATTCCCGAAGTGTGTTACACTTAACACATGATCAAATTACTCTTCCCTTTACCAAAAAAACTTGTTATCGCATTTAGCGGTGGTGTAGATAGTGTTGCGATTGCTGATTTTCTACGCCGTAAGCATGATATCACATTAGCATTTTTTCATCATGGTACGAGAACAAGTGAGTTGGCACATACTTTTGTGCAAGATTTTGCTGGTGCTAGAGAGTTACCATTAGTAGTTGGTCATCTAACCAAAGCATATCCAGAGGGCGTAAGTAGCCAAGAGTTTTGGCGTGACGAGCGTTATAACTTTTTGGATAGTTTCAAAGACCCAGTTGTTACAGCACATCATTTAGATGATTGTGTTGAAACATATATTTGGTCATGTATGCATGGTAATCCAAAAGTTATTCCAGCACAACGCAACAATGTATTACGACCATTTCTTACTACAACAAAGGCAGATTTTGTTGATTGGGCAGAAAGACATGACTGTGGGTGGATAAATGATGAGTCAAATTCTGACACTAAATATATGCGGAACTATGTAAGACACGAACTAATGCCGCATGCACTTCACATAAATCCTGGATTACATAAAATGGTCAAAAAAATTATTTTGGAAAGGACTAATAAATGAATATAGTGGACCTAATTTTTAGTAGAAATCAAACTAACTCACACACTGCATTTTATGACGATAAGAGACATATTTCTTACCCTGAATTAATTACAGAGAGTAAAAAACTAGCAAATACGTTAAAGAATAAAGGAGTAAAATCAGGAGATCATGTATCAATTGTTTTACCAGATTGTATTGAAAATGTCGTATCACTATTGGGTGTTTGGTACTTAGGTGGAGTAGCTATTCTTATTAATCCACGTGATCCAGAAAAAGTTATCAAAGAACAATGTGAATTAGTTGATTCAATCCTTACAATTGATGAACAAAATTGTGAGAGAATTTTTGCAGATGTTTCAAATACAAGTCCATTAGAAACTGTTACTGTAAAAAATAATGACGATTTAGCCTTAATGTATTTTACTTCAGGTACGACTGGTCATGCTAAGGCAGTGATGCACACGCATCAAACGTTATATGATTTTGTAAGTACAACGTATTTTGCAAAAATAATGACACCAACTGACAGAATTTATGTACCTCCTAAAGCTTTTTCAGCGTACGGATTCATGTGTAAAATTCTTTGCCCAATTTGGTCAGGATCAACTGCTTTATTAGATTCAGAATTAAACACTCCACATAGAATAAAAAATAACATTGAAAGTTTTAAACCAACAATGTTTTTTGCTGTGCCAGTTTTATTTGCCCAACTAATAGGAAAATTATCACAGGATGTAGTTAGACCAATGCGTTGCTTTAGCGCAGGAGATATATTGCCACAAAAGATTTTAGACAAATGGATAGAAACTACTGGTCAAGGCATCGTAAATATATACGGTTCTACTGAATTTCAAGTGATAGCATATAATAAAACAGGTACAACAACTCATTTAGGCCCTCACACTGATGAGTATGAAATTAGAATAGTAGATGAAAATAATAATGTAGTGCAACATGGTCTTCCAGGAAGATTACAAGTTAGAGGAAAATTAGTTACAACAGGATATTATAAGGATGAATATTGGACCAATCAAATGTTTACTGAAGATGGTTGGGCTCACACAAATGATGTTGTATATTTAGATGAAGATAATAATATACACCATTTGGGAAGATTTAATGATGTTATTAAAACTGCTAAAGGTTGGGTAAACCCAACTGAAATAGAAAACGTACTTGTGTTACATGAAAAAATAGAACAAGCCGCAGTTGTTAACATTGAAGATAGTTTAGGAATAGGACACATTGAAGCATTTATTGTGCCTACTTCACAAGCTCAACTTGAATCAAATGAATTGAAAGCCTATACAAAAAATATTATAGGTAAACATGCAGTTCCCTCTAAAATTCATTTTGTAGAATTTCTTCCAAGAACTACTACTGGAAAATTACAAAGACATAAGTTGCGTGAACCGGCACTATAAGTCTTAACTCACTTAAACAATGGCACGATTAATCGTGCCATTGTTATTTTAACCATATTTGGGAGAAAAAAGATTGCTTATTTTACATATTCGTGTATAATAAGTATCTTTCTTAATAAGGACTAACATGGACACACGAACTTTTTCCGCAGATCAAAAATTAAAACTTACCCAATTAATTAATGAGGGTATGCAAGTTATGCAAGAAATAGAAACATTAAATGGTGGATTAAGTGATACTATCAAAGCAGTAGCAGAAGAATTAGAAGTAAAGCCAAGCGTACTTAAAAAAGCCATTCGTGTTGCACATAAAGCAGAATTCAGTAAAACTCAACAAGAACAAGAATTGCTAGAAACAATTTTAACCACAGTAGGCAAAACGGTTTAATGAGTTATGTAGATGCACTTCACGACAGAGATGGTGATAAAATCTTTGTCGTTGAACGAACTTTGGAAGGAAAACGAGCATATCGTGAATATCCTGCAAACTATGTGTTCTATTATAGTGATCCAAAAGGTAAATACCGTAGCATTTACGGTGATCCAGTAAGTAGGTTCAGCACACGAAAACGAGCAGAATTTGAAAAAGAAAAACGAATTCACTCTGGTAAAAAATTATTTGAGAGCGATATCAATGCAGTTTTTCGATGCCTAAGTGACAATTACTTAGGTGCTGAACCTCCTAAGCTTCATACATGTTTCTTTGATATTGAAGTTGATTTTGATCCTGAAAAAGGATTTAGCCCAACAACTGATCCATTTAATGCAGTTACAGCTATATCAATGTATCTTGACTGGCTAGACCAACTAATTACACTTTGTATTGCTCCTAAGCACATGAGTGTTGAAACTGCGAATGAGGTTGCCTCAGAATTTGAAAACTGTTTGTTGTTTCAATCAGAAATTGAAATGTTTAAAACATTTTTTCAATTGATTGAAGATGCAGATGTAATGAGTGGCTGGAACTCAGAAGGATATGATATACCTTACATGGTCAATCGTGTAACACGTATCATGAGCAAAGATGACACAAGAAACTTTTGTTTGCTTGATCAATTACCTAAAGCACGTACATACGAACGATTTGGAAAAGAAGAACAAACTTATGACTTAATTGGTCGTATTCATATGGACTATTTGCAATTGTACAAAAAATACAATTACGAAAGTCGCCATAGTTATAAACTAGATTTCATCGGTGAGATGGAGGTTGGTGAAAACAAAACACAATATGAAGGTACTTTAGATCAGTTATACAACAAGGATTTTAAAAAGTTCTTAGAATATAATCGTCAAGATACCATGTTGTTGGTTAAAATTCACAACAAGCTAAAGTTTTTAGATTTAGCAAACGCCCTTGCACATGAAAACACTGTATTATTACCCACTGTTATGGGTTCAGTGGCAATGATTGAACAAGCAATTTTTAATGAAGCACATGAACGTGGACTAGTTGTACCCGATAAATCAAGAAAGGATAACAATGATGAACAGCAAGCGGCAGGTGCCTATGTTGCTACACCCAAAAGGGGTATGCACGAATATGTCGGAGCCGTTGATATCAACTCGCTCTATCCCTCGGTTATTCGTGCCCTTAACATGGCCCCAGAAACAATCGTTGGACAAGTCAGGCAGTCACTCACTAACAACTACATGCGAGAAAAAGGATTAAGACTCGCAAGTGAAAAGAAACGTCACAAAGAAGGTGATGATGCTGTTACAGGTAGTATTTTGTGGGAAGGATTGTTTGGTGCATTAGAATATGCTGCGATTATGAATCAAGAACGTGGCACTATGCTTACTGTTGACTTTGAAGATGGTCGCAGTGCTGAAATGAGTGCTGCTGAAATATGGAAGTTGATATTCGATAGTCACAAGCCATGGATGCTTAGTGCTAACGGTACAATCTTTACATACGAGCAAGAAGGCGTGATTCCAGGTCTACTCACACGCTGGTACAGTGATCGTAAAGATATGCAGAAGAAACTAAAAGAATCAACAACAGACAGTGACCGTGAGTATTGGGATAAGCGTCAGTTAGTCAGAAAGATTCTACTCAACTCTGCATATGGCGCACTACTTAATGAACACTGCCGATTCTATGACAAACGAATAGGTCAAAGTGTGACACTAAGTGGTCGCCAGATTACTAAACACATGATGAGCCAAATCAATGAATGTATCGCCGGCGAATACAATCACGAAGGTCAAGCAATTGTATACGGTGATACAGACTCATGTTATTTTAGTGCGTTTCCTATACTTAAACCACAAATAGATTCTAATGAATTACATTGGGATAAAGATTTATGTATAGGACTATATGATTCAATTGCTGATCAGGTTAATGATAGTTTCCCATCATTTATGGAACGTGCGTTTCATGCACCAAGAAAGAATGGATCTATCATAAAAGCAGGTCGTGAATTGATTGGTGAGCGTAGTATATTCATTACCAAAAAACGTTATGCTATTAACATTTACGACAAAGAAGGTAAGCGCAAAGATGTTAATGGTAAAACAGGACAGATAAAGGCTATGGGTCTTGATTTAAAACGTGCAGATACTCCTAAATACGTACAAGACTTTTTAATGACTGTACTAGAAAAGGTACTTGATGGTTATGGTCGTGAAGAAGTTGTTAAGATGGTAAAAGATTTTAAAAACTATATGCATGAACAACCTAGTTGGACAAAAGGTAGCCCAAAGAGTGTCAACAATCTTACTATGTACGGAGATAAAGAAAAAGCTCAGGGTAAGGCTAACATGCCTGGACATGTTCGTGCAGCATTAAATTGGAATAGATTGCGTCAGGCTAATGGGGACAACTACAGTCAACGAATCGTTGATGGAATGAAGATAGTTGTTTGTAAACTCAAACAAAATCCTTTAGGATATACAAGTATTGCGTATCCTACTGACGAATTAAGATTGCCGCAATGGTTTATTGAATTACCATTTGATGATGAAGCAATGGAACAAACATTAGTAGATGAAAAGATTGATAACTTGTTGGGTGTTTTAGATTGGGATATTAGAAAAAGTACAGATACAGTAAGCACATTTGATGATTTTTTCACGTTTGGTTAAATCAATTTTGATTTTTGCAATAAATTCCACTATAATACACACAAGATATTCCTAAATAATTTTAAAGGAGAATATATGAAGGATAATTTACAAGATTTAATTTCACACATTCATGGTCTCAGTGACATTGATGTGATAAAAATTATGGGCACAGACAAAGAAACAGGATTTGCAGCAGTATCACAAAGCGAAGATGGTAAGGTTGTGATTGAAGGTTCTTTTAAGAATCCTGATCCTGAGTTTATAGGTACATTTGGTATGCCAAACTTAAACAAACTCAAAACAATTTTAGGGTTCGATGAGTATGATGAAAACGCAAAAATAAGCACAAAACGTGATAACGATATAGCAAAAGCAATTCACTTTGAAAACAAAAGTGGCGACTTTGTAAACGATTATCGATTGATGGCAGAGTCAATTGTTAAAGAAAAAGTTAGCACTGTAATCTTCAAAGGAACAACTTGGAATATAGAATTTAATCCTACTGTTGAAGGCATAGGTCGTCTTAAAAAACAAGCACAAGCTCATAGCGGTGAAGATAAATTTAAACTTAAACTTGAAAATAATGATTTAAAAATTCATTTTGGTGATCCTGCAACACATAGTGGCAGCTTTGTATTTTATCCAAATGTTTCTGGATCTTTGTCAAATGTATTGCACTTTCCGGTCAATTTAGTAATTCAAGTTTTAAGTATGGCAGGCGATAAAACAATGCGTGTTTCTGAGAGAGGTATCCTTGAGATTACTATTGACAGTGGTATCGCAACTTATCGCTATCTAATTCCAGCACATACAAAATAATACTTAATGGAAAAAGATAATCTAACATCTAAACATAATCCTGATTGGGCACTGTTCTTACCTGCACTCAGTACATTTTATATTACTGGATTGGGTAAGCAACGTAAGGGGGAAAACTATTTTCCATCTGAACGTATACCACAAGGCATTCCCGATCTTGAAGCACTTAACTTTTTAAACAGTCAACAAGCATTGTTCCCATACAAGTGGGCATTGTATAGTGCAGGTCATGCTGAACTTGATCCTAAAAAACAGGGTAATGGTGAAAGCATTGTACATGAACGTGAGAGTGGTACTTTCTTGTTAGGTGACTCAGGTGGTTTTCAAATTTTAAAATGTCAATGGCCTGCTGATTGGAAGGATCCTAATTGCCCACGTGCGATGAAAAAACGTCAGCAAGTGTTATCATGGATGGATACATATATGGACTATGGTATGGTTCTTGACATTCCATCACAATCATTGACTACATTTCATTTACAAGATCCAAAAACACTTAAAAAAGATAAAGAAGGAAATCCTATTCCAGGTAGTGGCATATCATGGCATGGTATTGAAACAATTGAAGATGCTATTACTGCCACACATATCAATAACAAATATTTTATTGAGAACAGAAGTGGTAAATGCAAATTCTTAAATGTATTGCAAGGTCGTAATCATACACAAAGCGATGAATGGTATCAGGAGATGAAGGATTATTGCGATCCAAAGAAATATCCTGATAATTATTTCAATGGTTGGGCATTTGGAGGTCAGACAAAAATTGATATCAGTCTTTTTCTTAAACGTTTGGTACATATTATCCATGATGATTTACTCCAAACTGGAGTTCACGATTGGATTCATTGCCTTGGCACATCTATATTAGAATGGTCACTTATTTTCAGTGATACACAAAGAGCATTACGTAAACATGTAAATCCAAATGTAACAATTAGTTTTGATTGTGCAAGTCCGTTCTTCAGTGCTGCAAAAGGTTTAGCATATTTCAATAATACATTTGAACATAATGGCAAATGGTCATATCAAATGGAAAAGACAGCAGAAAATAAAAACTATTCCAATGATACAAGAAAATTTAGTGACGGCGTTTTGGCTGATGGTATCCATAAAGTATTTACTGATAGTCCTATAACTGCTAGAATGACAATGAGTGACTTATGCTATAGAGGTGTTGGATTCATAGGTCAACATAACAAAGAAACTAAAACAAGTTGGGACACATTAAGTTATACATTAATTCAAAGTCATAATGTATATCAACATATGGTTGCAGTACAAGAAGCTAACAGAAAATATGATACAGGTATTGTACCAAAAATGATTATGCATGAGAAGTTTGACCGTGTACTTTACAAAGATATTGTTGATGAAATTATTGGCTGTAAAGATAGACAAACAGCGTTAAACAAAATTGAAGAATACAATTGGTTCTGGGATCAATTTAAAAGTGGTAGTCAAGGGTTTAGTGGTAAAAAAACAACTAACGCTATGACTGTGTATAATGATTTGTTTATAGAAGTTAAAAATGAAATTAGTACTATCACTGAAACTGATAGATGATTTTTGATAGGAGTTTTGTATGTATAAGGCTAAGATAATCCATTTGGAAGAAATGCATAGAGTTCTAAACAAACAGATTGATGATATGGAACGTGATCATCCTCATGTTGAAGTTGAAAAATTGACTGAGATGAAAAAACGTAAATTGCAAATTAAAGATGAAATAAGCCGTCTAAACAAATTGCAATGGGAACATGAGCATGAACATTTAGACTATGGAGATGATAGATGATTCAAAGTGAAAGAGAAAAAATTGAAAGGGTAATGAATGAGGCACCTAGACAAATATGGGTTACTTTTCAAAAAGAGGGCATACACAAATATCCTGCAGCACTTGAAAATCCTTTGCTACAAGATGTTAGCTTTCTCGGCTATCCTCATAGGCATATCTTTCATTTTAGGGTGTCAATCGAGGTATATCACAATGACCGTGATATCGAATTCATCCAATTCAAGCGATGGTTGGAATCATTGTATTCAGGGCAAGAGAATTGTTTGCGATTGGAGTACAAGTCATGCGAAATGATGGCAGATGAACTATATTTAAGAATTGCAGATCGGTATCCAAACCGAAATGTAGTAATCAATGTATCCGAAGATAATGAAAACGGCTGCGAGATACATTATAATTTAACTAAACCGTATCAACAACTTTCAATTTAAAGGAAACAAAAATGGGTAAACCAGCAATTCAATCTAATCCTAAAGTTCAACAAATTTTTGATGATCTAGAAAAATATCTAGATTTCTGTGTTGAGTATGGGTATGTATACGATGAAGCGCATTTGTATGACATGAAGCAATTTGCATATCGCCAACATACAAAACAACTTGCAGGTAAACAACCAAAAAATAATTGGCTTGATAACGCTAAACCATAAAATTATGAACTTAATTCTTAATTTTATAAAAAGTCATATTCCTCAAATGGAAATGGCTGGAGTAATAATGCGAATCTTTTGTTTTACATTAGTGTCGTGGTTAGGCCCAGCTAGTCCATTTATGCTTGTTTGGGTAGTTAACACACTAGATGCTATACTGTTAACATACTGCGCAACTTTGAAGAAAGATAAAGCATACACATTGTTAAATGGTTTTTGGATACTAGTAGGTATTGTAGGTATCTTAAGAGCAGGTGGTTGGTTATAAGGACAAACAATGAGAAAATTATATTATATGGGATTAGAACCATATAAGGCAAGATATACGTTACAATTGCAAGAATGGAATCGTAGTGTATTTGAAAAACGTAAAATTGACTATGTTATAGTGCCAGGTGACACACTAAGTAATGACAAAGCAATTGTAACTGGTCAAGTACTTGATGCACACGGTCGCACATACTACGGTATGAGCCAAATGATGAATCTTGTAAAAATGATGAAGGCAGGGGAAATAAATCATGCAGATGTTGTATACTTTGAGGACATGTTTCAACCAGGTATCGAAAGCTTACCTTATATTCTCAATCAAATTGATCCTATTAACCGTCCTCGCATTGCCGTTCGCTGTCTTGCACAAACTATTGATCCCGATGATTTCGTTCACGTATGGGGTATGCAAGAATGGATGGGCCACTATGAAAAGATGGTTGATTCGTTCGCAGACATAATTCTTGCAACCAATGAAGAAATGGTTGCACATATGAAGATTGCTGGTTGGAAGGGGAAAATTTACAATATCAGTGGTCTTGCATTTGGTAAGGATGAAGTTCGTAGTAGAGTGAGTGAATTAAAACCATTTCATCAAAGAAAACTACGTGTTTGTTTTTCAGCACGTTGGGATCAAGAAAAGCAACCTGACTTTTATATGGATTTGATTGAAGAATTTCATAGAAGAAGTAAAATGGCATATTGGGAAGGATATGAACAACATG